GCGGCAGGCCATCTCGGGCTTTGTCGCGGAATTCAAGAGCTTCTCGGAAGAGATGAAAACCCGTGTCGACAAACAGGAAGAGCGACTGACCATGCTGGATACCAAACAGACTCTTGCCCGCCCGCAACTGGCGGCGACCGACTACGACGCCCCGCACGGCCTCGCTTTCGAGGCTTACGTGCGCTCGGGCGACGACGATGGCCTGCGCGGCCTTGAGCTCGACGGCAAGTCGCTCTCCTCGGCGGTTAACTCGGACGGCGGCTACCTCGTCGATCCGCAGACCTCCGAGACGATCCAGTCGGTGCTGCGCGCGGGCTCGTCGCTCCGCACGATCGCCAATGTCGTCAATGTCGAATCGACCTCCTACGATGTTCTGATCGACACCACGGACCTCGCCGCCGGCTGGGCCACCGAGACCGATCCCACCGCGGAGACCGGCACGCCCACCATCGACCGCATCACCATCCCGCTCAACGAGCTGTCTGCGCTGCCAAAGGCGTCTCAGCGCCTGCTCGACGACAGCGCGTTCGACATCGAGGGCTGGCTGGCGGCCCGCATCGCCGAGAAGTTCGTTCGTGCCGAAGGTGCGGCCTTCATCGCGGGAGACGGTAACGAGAAGCCGCGTGGCTTCCTCTCCCATCCGCAGGTCGCCGATGCGAGCTGGGGCTGGGGCTCGATCGGCGTGATCGACAGCGGCAGCGTCGACGGGATCGGCAACGGCGATGCGATCATTGACCTCGTCTATGCGCTTGGTGCGCAGTATCGCGCCAAGGGCACCTTCGTGATGAATTCCAAGACCGTGGGGGCGGTGCGCAAGCTCAAGGATGGTGACGGCCGCTTCCTGTGGTCCGACGGCCTGAGCGCGGAGCAGCCCGCGCGCTTGCTCGGTTATCCGGTGCTGGTCTGCGAGGACATGCCCGACATCGCGGCCGGGGCCACCCCCGTCGCCTTCGGCGACTTCGGAGCCGGCTACACAATCGCGGAACGTCCCGATGTGCGCGTGTTGCGCGATCCGTTCTCGGCCAAGCCGCACGTGCTCTTCTATGCGACCAAGCGCGTGGGCGGCGACGTGAGCGACTTCGCGGCGATCAAGCTGCTGCGCTGCGCCGCCTGAGTCTCGAACCAGATCCCTCGGGCGGTCTGACCGCCCGGGGGTGCCGGGCGCGCGCCGGAACAGGGCGTGGGCGTTGTTTAGCTGCTCCCCTCCGTTCGAGCAACGGTCGCGCGGGTGCGCGTCCGGCTCCGGGGGGACCCCAGGGGGTGAGAAGGGAGTTGTCGTAATGACGATCTTGAAAAAGTCAGAACTGTTGACGCAGGCCTTGCCGATAGAGGCGTTCCGCACGCACATGTGCCTCGGCACCGGTTTCGGCAACGACTCGATGCAGGACCCCGTCCTCGAGAGCCTGCTGCGGGCAGCCCTGACCGCGATCGAGGCGCAGACCGGCCAGGCGCTGATCTCCCGCGTGATCACCTTCTTCCTGAGCGCATGGGACGATCCAAGGCGCCAGCCGATCCCGGTGACCCCGCTGCAGGACGTGCATTCCGTGCGCTTCGCGCTGGAGGACGGCACCTTCCAATTGCTGCCGGCCACGCTGTTCCGCGTCGTCAAGGACGAGGTCTTTCCAAGCGTCATCGCACGGGATGCGCCGTTCCCCGATCCTCCGGTTGGCGCGGAGATCGAACTCGGTGTCATTGCGGGCTTCGGACCCTGGGAGGACGTCCCGGCCGATTTGCGGCAGGCGGTCTTCTTGCTGGCGGGGCACTACTACGAGAACCGCAGTGCGACGCAGCTGAAGGCGGGGTGCATGCCCTTCGGTGTGACCGCGTTGCTGGAGCCATACCGTCTGCGGCGCATCGGCTTCGGGAGCCGCCCATGACCACGCCGAAGCTCAGCCGCCGCCTGCTGCTCGAGTCCGAGCAACGCTTTCCCGACGGCGCAGGCGGGTTCGACCGGGTCTGGCTGACACTTGGCGAGCTTTGGGCCGAGGTCACGCCGCTCTCCGCCCGCGAAGGCGTCTTCGCGGAGGCCCCGGTCTCGATCTCGGTGATGCAGGTCGTCGTGCGCGGGGCTCCGATCGGCGATCTGGCCCGTCCGCGCGCCGACCAGCGTTTTCGCGATGGCAGCCGCATCTACCGCATTCTCGCCGTTACCGAACACGACCCGCGCGGGCATTACCTGCGCTGCAAGACCGAAGAGGAGGTCATCGGATGAGCTACGCCCTGTCCGCCGAGCTTCAGTCCGCCCTCTACGCGACGTTCTCGCAGGACACCAACCTCCAGTCGCTTGTGCAAGGCCATGTCTACGACGGCTTTCCCACCGGCGCGGTGCCGCCGCTTTACGTCAGCCTCGGGGCGGAGATCGTACGCGATGTCTCCGACAGCAGCGGCACCGGAACCGAGCACGACGTCTTCATGAGCGTCATCACCACGAATGTGGGCTTTCTCGAGGCCAAGAGGATCGCGGCGGCGCTCACCAGCGCGTTGGATCAGAACCCGCCGGTTCTGTCGCGCGGTCGCCTTGTCTCGCTTCGTTTCGTCCGGGCCGTCGCGCGCCGCGAAAACCAGGGGCACCTGCGCCGGATCGACATGACGTTCCGCGCGCGCCTCGAAGACAATTGACCGGATCCCAGATCGCAAGGAGTGGAACCATGGCAGTCCAGAGCGGAAAAGACCTCTTGATCAAGGTGGATGTCAGTGGCGACGGCACCTTCGTCACGCTGGCGGGCCTGCGCGCGACGCGCATCAGCTTCAACGCCGAGACCATCGACGTGACCTCCCTTGAAAGCGCCGGCGGCTGGCGTGAATTGCTGGGCGGCGCCGGCGTCAAGTCCGCGTCGATCTCGGGCTCGGGTGTCTTTCGCGACGCCGCAACCGATGCTCGCGCGCGGCAGATATTCTTTGACGGCGAGACACCCGGCTTCCAGGTCATCATCCCCGATTTCGGAACCGTTGAGGGGCCGTTCCAGGTCAGCGCGCTCGAATATGCCGGCGCGCACAACGGCGAAGCCACTTACGAGGTTTCCCTCGCATCCGCCGGTCGCCTGACCTTCGTCGAGCTCTGACATGCCCAATCCCTGGAGAGGCGATGTGGAAATCGTCATCGACGGAGAGCCGAGGGTCATGCGGCTGACGCTCGGCGCGCTGGCGGAACTCGAAGACACGCTCGGAGCCGACAGCCTCGTAGCACTCGTGCAGCGCTTCGAGACAGGCCGGACCTCGGCGCGGGATGTCTTCGCGCTGATCGTCGCCGGGCTGCGTGGGGGAGGCTGGGATGTCACCGCGCGGGACCTGCGCAGCGCGGAAATCGAAGGCGGCGTCGCCGGTGCCGCGAAGGCGGCGGCGCAACTGCTCGCGCGTGCCTTCGTGACGGCGGAGGCGTGAGCCCATGTCGCGGATCGATTGGCCGACGCTCATGCGCGCCGGGCTGCGCGGCGGCGGGCTCAAACCGGATGAGTTCTGGGCACTGACGCCCGCGGAACTGGTCATCATGTTCGGGCGCGACACGGCTGCCGCACCGATGACGCGCGGCGGGCTCGATCGGTTGATCGCCGCGTTCCCGGATACCGAACGGGAAGGAAGCGAGAATGGCGGAGATTGACGGAATCGAGGAATTCGACGGCGAGGTGTCCGCGCTTGGCGCGTCGCTCCGCGAGGCGAGTGGCCTGGCGGCAAGTTTCGACGGCGAGATGAAGCGCATCCACCAGACATTCTCGGCGACGGGTCGGCAGGCCTTGGAACTCGAGCGCACGTTCTCGGGTTCGGTAAAGAAGGCGATCGACGGCCTCGTGCTCGACGGCCGGTCCATGGGGGAAGCCTTCGAGACGATCGGCCAGTCGATGCTGGACGCGGCCTACAACGCCGCCGTGCGTCCGGTGTCCGACCATGTCGGCGGCATGCTCGCGGGAGTTGTGGACACCCTGATGCCCTTCGAGAAGGGCGGGGCCTTCGCCTCTGGCCGCGTCACGGCCTTCGCCAAGGGCGGGGTGATCGCCGGCCCGACGACCTTTCCCATGCGCGGCGGTCTCGGCCTGATGGGGGAGGCGGGGCCCGAAGCCATCATGCCCCTGACCCGCGGCGCGGACGGCCGGCTCGGCGTCCAGGCTCAGGGTGGCGGACGGCCCGTGCAGGTCGTGATGAACATCCAGACGCCGGACGTGCAGGGCTTCCAGCGCAGCCAGAGCCAGATCGCCGCCCAGATGAGCCGCGTCCTCGGGCGCGGATCCCGCAACCGCTAAGGTGGAGGACACGCCATGAACTTTCACGAGGTCCGGTTCCCCGCCAACCTGTCCTTCGGCTCCATGGGCGGGCCCGAGCGGCGTACCGACGTGGTCACGCTGGCCAACGGGTTCGAGGAGCGCAATACACCCTGGGCCCATTCCCGCCGGCGCTACGACGCGGGCATGGGCCTGCGCAAGCTTGCCGATGTAGAGGCACTGATCGCGTTCTTCGAGGCGCGCCAGGGCCAGCTCTACGGGTTCCGCTGGAAGGATTGGGCGGATTACAAGAGCACCACTTCGACCGAGGAGGTGCGCTACACTGACGAGGTCATCGCCGTGGGCGATGGCGAGACGGTCTCCTTTCAATTGACCAAGACCTACGCCTCCGGGGCGCAATCCTATGTCCGGCCGATCACCAAGCCGGTGCAGGGCACGATCCGTGCGGGCGTGCAGGACGAAGAACTCCAGGAGGGAGTGCACTGGTGGGTCGACCTGACCACCGGCGTGCTGACCTTCGACCGTGCGCCGCTGGCCGATGCCGTGATCACCGCGGGGTTCGAATTCGATGTGCCGGTGCGCTTCGACACCGATCGCATCACGAGTTCCGTGGCCTCCTTCGAGGCGGGCGAGGTGCCCAGCGTTCCGGTGGTAGAGGTGCGGGTATGACCCCCGCGCTGCAGGAGCATCTCGGCACCGGCCTGACCACGCTCTGCCGGGCGTGGTCGATCACCCGTGGCGACGGGCAGGTCTTCGGTTTCACGGATCACGACTGCGACCTCGCCTTCGACGGTATCACCTTCCGCGCCGATACCGGCCTGTCGGCGATGGCCTTGCAGCAATCGACGGGTCTGTCAGTCGACAACACCGAGGCCCTCGGCGCGCTCTCCGATGCCTCGCTCACCGAGCAGGATATCCTTGCCGGGCGCTTCGACGGGGCACTGGTGACCGCGTGGCTGGTCAACTGGGTCGACCCGGAGATGCGCGATATCGTCTTTCGCGGCACGATCGGTGAAATGACCCGCGTCGACGGTGCCTTCAACGTGGAGATCCGCGGCCTCTCCGAGGCGCTCAACCAGCCGTTCGGCCGGGTCTTCCAGAAGCCCTGTGCCGCGGTGCTCGGCGACGCGGGCTGCCGCGTCGATCTAGACACGCCGGGCTACACCCTCGCCGGGACCGTCACGGCGGGTGACGCGCGGGGCCGACTGACCGTCGATATCGGTGGCGGCTTCGCCGGGGGC